TAAAATAGTATCATCGCAAGAGCCCGCAGGAAAGGTTTACTCCCTTCAATCCTGCGGGCTTTGTGCTGCCCGGCTGACACAGAGGATCACCTACCGACCAACAGCCTGAATGTACCAGCCGGGTTTCTTTGATATTTCCGAGCCGTCCATCCGGGCGGCTTTTTTCATACCCCGGGCCTGCAAAGCACCTCGGGGGCGTTTTATCCCTCTCCCTTTGAAACACCCCCACCTGCAAAAGTCCCTCTCCCCATGAGAGACGGCAGGCCATCCGACCACAAGGAGCTGCACATGCCAAAGACTGTTACGCGCCCAGACCGGGACGGCACACACCGTCTGGCCTTTGAGCGCAACAAAAAGAAAATTTATGCCACACAAACCGTGTGCGGCATCTGCGGCAAGCCTGTGGATTTCAGTTATAAGTTTCCGCATCCGCTTTCGCCGTGCATCGACCACATCATCCCAGTCGCCAAAGGCGGCCACCCCAGCGACCTTGCAAATCTGCAGCTGGCGCATTTCTGGTGCAACCGACAGAAAAGCGACAAGCTGTTTACACCTGTGGAAAAACAGACCGAGCCGGACACAGACGCCGCCCTGACCCTGCCGCTGAGTACTGACTGGGCGGCTTACCGTAGCCGCTGAGACAGCCTGCAGAACCACGGACACGCAAACCATGGATAGGGGGGGATGCCCCCCTCCCCGGGTGCCCTCTGACCTTCCCGTACCGTACTGTGAATATTTTCTCGCGAAAGGAGAAAGCACCGCCCTATGAGCGATCTGAAAGGCATGGCGTACCTGCGCCGCCGCCTGCTGCAAAAGCGGGTGCGGGTGCAGACCCGCTACAAATACTATGAGATGAAAAACGCTGTCAAAGACTTCGGTATGGTCACGCCGCCGGAGTTCCGCTCCTTCACGGAAGTGCTGGGCTGGTGCGGCAAGGCTGTGGACACGCTGGCCGACCGTCTGGTCTGGCGGGAATTCCGGGAGGATAACTTCGACCTGAACACCATCTATCGCATGAACAACGCGGATGTGCTGTTTGACAGTGCCGTGCTGTCCGCGCTCATTTCCAGCTGCTGCTTTGTGTACATCCACAAGGATGAGGACAGCGGTTTCCCGCAGATGCAGGTCATCGACGGCGCAAATGCCACCGGTGTGATGGACGATGTGACCGGCTTGCTGAAGGAAGGCTATGCCGTGCTGGAAAGCGCTCCCGACACCGGCACGCCCACGCTGGAAGCCTACTTCACCGCGGGCAGTACATGGTACTACCCCAAAGGCGAGAAACCGTATCAGGTGACGAACCCTGCACCGGCCCCGCTGCTGGTGCCCATCGTATACCGCCCGGACGCAAAACGTCCCTTCGGGCACAGCCGCATTTCCCGCGCCTGCATGGGATTGCAGCAGGGTGCCCTGCGCACCCTCAAGCGCAGCGAGATCAGCGCCGAGTTCTATTCCTTCCCGCAGAAATATGTGCTGGGCACCTCCAACGAAGCCGACCAGCTGGACAAATGGAAAGCCACCATTTCCAGCCTGTTGGAGATCACAAAGGACGAAGACGGCGACCACCCGGTGGTGGGCCAGTTCACCCAGCAGAGCATGAGTCCTTACACCGAACAGCTGCGCACCTTTGCTGCACTATTCGCAGGTGAGACCGGCCTGACGCTGGATGACCTGGGTTTTGTCACCGACAATCCAAGCAGCGCCGAAGCCATCAAATCCAGCCACGAGAGCCTGCGCCTGGCCGCCCGCAAGGCGCAGCGCACCTTCGGCAGCGGCTTTTTGAATGCCGGATACCTTGCTGCCTGCGTGCGGGATGATTTTGCCTACCAGCGCCAGCAGCTTTACCTGACCCGCCCCGTGTGGGAACCGGTGTTCGAGCCGGACGCCGCCACGCTGTCCGGCATCGGTGACGCCGTGGGCAAGATCAACACCGCCATCCCGGGCTACTTCGGCAAGGAGAATCTGCGCGACCTGACCGGCATCCGCACCGAGAACTGAGGTGCCTATGGACGAAAAAGACATCGCCCCGGCGCTGCTGGAACGTATCCGGGCTGACTTTCTCTCCCTGCTGGGCGACGAAGCGCCTGCTGCCGATACCTATGCTGCCGCTGCTGACTATGCCGAGCGTGTGGGTGCGGCGCTGGCCGAAGCCTTCCGCCGCAATCTGACCGCCGACATTCTGCCGGACGGAAAGCTCTACTGGAACATTGCTGACCGGGTCGTGCGCCCGCTGCTGGAAGAAGACCACGCCCTGATCGCGGACGCTTCCGCTGCCGTGCAGCTGGCTTTGAACCAGCAGGCGGGCATCGGCATCGCCCCGCAGCATGCCGCGCTCAACACCGACGCTGTGAATGGCCTGCTGAATAAGCTGTCCGAAGCAGAACGCTTCAAGGATGCGGCGTGGGTACTGGATGAACCGGTGCGCACCTTCTCCCGCATGGTGGTGGACGACACCCTTGAAAAGAACGTTTCGTTTCAGGGCAAGGCCGGGCTGCAGCCCCGGGTCATCCGCACCGCCGAAAGCCACTGCTGCAAGTGGTGCAGCGCACTGGCCGGGACTTACGATTACCCGCATGTGCCGAAGGATGTTTACCGCCGCCACGAGCGCTGCCGCTGCCGGGTAGAATACGACCCCGGCGAGGGCAGGCGGCAGAACGTGTGGAACAAAACATGGACAGAGGAGCCGGAAGTTCTTCAGGCGCGCAGAGAGTTCACGGAAACGCCGCTTCCGAATAAAGTGCGCCTGCCCAAAGAAGATCCGCTGCAGAATGTCCTGCCGGAATATCTGCGGGCAGCCACGCCGGGCATTGGATCCATTACATATGACACCGGCTATGACATGGTGCGCCATGCCGATGAAGTAAAAACAGCACAATGGCTGCACGACCATCTGGGCGGCGACATTGTGCTGTTGAACGAGGCAAATAATTATAAGGCGATGACACCGGACTATATCTGGAACGGAAAGCTCTGGGATTTAAAAACAGCGTCCACCGAAAAATCCGCAAACAGTGCTGTCCGGCATGGGCTGAAACAAATTCAAGAGAATCCTGGTGGCATTATCTTGAACTATGGGCAGAACACGATTTCTGTTGATTTGTTGAAAGAAGTTCTTCGAAAAAGGCTGACTGCCAGCGCAACGCAAGACGTGGATATCCTTGTTATATGCAAAGATACATTGCTCACCGTTCAGCATTTTATTGCAAAAAAATAGAGGTGTCGAGCCCCCACCATATAGCGGAGGCGCACCTCTATTTATTATATACCATATTTTCGATTTGCCGTCAATATCTAAGAAGGAGGAAGCCAGCCCACCATGCCGCGGACGCGAAAACAGGCAGCCGATGTGCGGCTGGGCCGTCAGACGCCTACCGCCGCTGTGGTGCTACCCTACACAAAGACCCTCGGGCAGGATGCTATCGACCTGTACAACACCACCGGCCGCACCGCCCAGCAATGGCAGGAGCTGCTCCTGTATGACATCCTTGCCCGCAACGAGGATGATCTGTGGGTGCATACCAAGTTTGGCTATGCCGTGCCCCGCCGCAACGGCAAAAACGAGATCGCCGCCATCCGGGAGCTGTACGGCCTGCAGCAGGGCGAGAGCATCCTGCACACCGCCCACCGCACCACAACCTCCCGGGCGGCATGGGAGCGTCTGTGCCATCTGCTGGACAAGGCGAAGATCCCGTACAAGTCCATCCAGGCGGTAGGCCGCGAGCACATCCAGCTGGAAGATGGCGAAGGCCGCATTGAGTTCCGCACCCGTTCTTCCAAGGGCGGTCTGGGCGAGGGCTTTGATCTGCTGGTGGTGGACGAAGCGCAGGAGTACACCGACGATCAGGCCAGCGCCCTGAAGTATGTGGTCACCGACAGCGAGAACCCGCAGACCCTGTTCTGCGGCACCCCGCCCACGCCGGTCTCCTCCGGCACGGTGTTCCTGAAAATGCGCAATGCTGCCCTGCGGGGCGACACCCAGAATACCGGCTGGGCCGAATGGAGCGTGGAGCAGCAGACCGACCCCCACGACGTGGAAGCGTGGTACCGCACGAACCCCAGTCTCGGCACCATCTTCACCGAGCGCAGCGTGGCAGATGAAATCGGCGATGACCCCATCGACTTCAACATCCAGCGTCTGGGCCTGTGGCTGCGCTACAATCTCAAATCGGCCATCAGCCGCGCCGAGTGGGATGAACTGAAAACAGATGTCCTGCCCAAGCTCACCGGCAAGCTGTATGCCGGCATCAAGTTCAGCACCGACGGCACCAGCTGTGCGCTGGCCGTCGCGTGCCGCACCAAAGACAACACCATCTTCGTGGAAGCCATCGACTGCCGCCCCACCCGGGCAGGCAGCGGGTGGCTCCTCGATTTTTTATCAAAAGCCGACCTCGCTGCCGTGACGGTGGACGGTGCCAGCGGGCAGCAGCTTTTGGCCGACGCCATAAAAGCCGCACACCTCAAAGCGCCCATCCTGCCGACGGTCAAGCAGGTCATCACAGCCAACGCCGCCTTTGAACAGGCCCTTTTCGCAAAGACCCTGTGCCACGCCGGGCAGCCCGGCCTTGCGCAGGCTGCGTCCAACTGCGAAAAGCGGGCCATCGGCTCCAACGGCGGCTTCGGCTACCGCTCTCTGACCGAGGGCGGCCACATCGAACTGCTGGACAGCGTCATCCTTGCCCACTGGCAATGCGCCGAGGGCAAGGCGAAGCGCCGCCAGCGCACCAGCTATTGACAGGCCACACGGGCCTGTTTTTGTTTGCCAGAACGAAAGGAGTTTTTCTATGGCAGAAGCATTTGAACCCATTACCACGCAGGAAGCATTCGACGCAGCGGTCGCAGACCGTCTCGCGCCCTATGCCGATTACGACGACCTGAAGGCGCAGAACGCAGATCTGAATGCCCGTATCCAGACCTACGAGACGGACGCCCTCAAGTCCCGCATCGCCCATGAGGTCGGTCTGCCGTTCGAGATGTCCTCGCGGCTGAACGGCTCCACCGAGGCTGATATCCGCAAGGACGCCCAGAGCCTGCTGAAGCTGCTCAAGCCCAAGAACCCGCGTGCACCGTCGCGCGGCGACCCGGACCCCAGCGGCGGCAGCACGCGCGACGCCCTGCGCACCTTCACCAACCAGCTGATGAACAACGACTAAAGGAGATTTTACAATGCCTGATATTCTGAGCAAAGGTTCCCTGTTTCCCGCCGAGCTGGTGCCCGGCTTCATCCAGAAGACCACCGGCGCATCCGCGCTGGCGAAGCTCTGCGGCGCAACGCCCATTCCGTTCAATGGCATGAAGGAGTTCACCTTCACGCTGGACAAGGAAGTGGACATTGTGGCTGAGAACGGTGCCAAGACCAAGGGCGGTGCGACCGTGGATTCCATCACCATTCTGCCGCTGAAGGTCGAGTACGGTGCCCGCGTGTCGGATGAATTCCTGTACGCTTCCGAGGAGTACCAGATGAACGTTCTGGAAGCTTTCGCGGATGGTTTCGCAAAGAAGGTGGCAAAGGGTCTGGATCTGATGGCCCTTCACGGCGTCAATCCGCGCACCGGCACGGCATCTTCTGTCATCGGCGACAATCATTTCGACAAAAAGGTCACGCAGGCCGTGACCATTGCGGCCAGCGATAAGCCCGATACCAACGTGGAAGCCGCCATTGCTCTGGTACAGGGCGCAGAGCGCGACGTGACCGGTATGATCCTGGCACCCAGCTTCAAGAGTGCACTGGCCGCCCAGACCACCACCGACGGCGCAAAGCTGTATCCGCAGCTGGCCTGGGGTGCCAATCCCGGCGAGGTGAACGGCCTGCGCGTCGAGTCCACCTCCAACCTGTCCTCCGGCTCCAGCCTGGACCGTGCGCTGGTAGGCGATTTCACCAACTGCTTCAAGTGGGGCTATGCCAAGGAGATCCCCATTGAGGTCATCCAGTACGGCAACCCTGACAACGATACCACGCTGGGCGACCTGAAGGGCCACAATCAGGTGTATCTGCGCGGCGAAGCCTACATTGGCTGGGGCATCCTGGATGCCGCCGCGTTCGCTCACATCAAGGCCAGTGCATAAGGAGGAGTCATCATGCAGTATCGCAACAAAAAGACCGGCGCGGTGATCGAGACGCCCTGCCGCATTTCCGGCGGTGACTGGGAGCCGGTCAAGGCATCCAAAACCACCAAGACCGATAAGGAGAAAGCGGAGGCCGCCGAATGACCTACGCGACACTGGAAGATCTGGCGGCGTTGTGGCGTCCCATGACCGCCGCCGAACAGGCCCGGGCTTCTCCCTTGTTGGAGGTGGTCTCGGCCAGTCTGGATGTGGAAGCCCGCAAGGTTGGCAAAGACCTGTCTGCCCTTGTGGCTGCTGACCCGTCGCTGGCCATTGTAGCCAAGAGCGTCACGGTGGATGTGGTGGCCCGCACCCTCATGACCAGCACGAATCAGGAGCCTATGACCCAGTTCACCCAGTCGGCAGGCGGGTATTCCGCTTCCGGCTCTTTTCTGGTGCCCGGCGGCGGCCTGTTCATCAAAAAATCGGAGCTGGCCCGGCTGGGCCTGCGCCGCCAGCGGATCGGGGTGATCGAACCGTATGCCGTGGATTAAGGGCATTCCTGTCACCTTGTACGAGAAGACCCAGACCGGTGAGGACCGCTTCCATGACCCCATCTACGCAGAAACGCCGGTCACGGTGGAGAATGTGCTGGTCACTCCGGCAGATGCTTCCGCTGTGACGACCGACCTGCAGCTGAACGGCCATCATCTCGCCTATGAGCTGTGCATCCCGAAAGGCGATGCCCATAACTGGGATGATGTTACCGTTGAATTTTTCGGCCAGAAATGGCGCACCTACGGCGGTGTACAGCAGTACATTGAGGAACTCGTGCCGCTGGACTGGAACAAGAAAGTGAAGGTCGAGCGCTATGGCTAAGGTCAAAATCGAGCTGAACAGCCCCGGCGTCCGCGCCCTGCTGCGCTCCCCGGAGATGCAGGCTGTGCTCAAAGACCGCGCCGACACCGTGAAAGACCGCTGCGGCGACGGGTATGAGGCCTATGTAGCCCAGACCCGCGCTGTGGCCGTGGTGGAGACCACCTCTGCAGCTGCCTACACCGATAACTCGGCCAACAACACGCTGCTGAAAGCCGTTTCTTCCAGCCGTTCCGGTGCGGTGGTGCATGAGCACAAGCGCCACCTGAAGGACGGCAGAGTGATCACCGTGAGGAGCTACCAGCGAAAGAAATGATCGAAGAAATCATCCTGAACTACCTGCGGAAAAATGCTTTTCCCTGTTACATGTCCATGCCGGAGAACCCCTCCGGCAATTTTTGTATCCTGGAAAAGACCGGCGACAGCCACGACGAAGGCGTTTACACAGCCACGCTGGCGGTGCAGTCCTACGGCCGCAGCGACTTTTCTGCCGCCCAGCTGAGCCATTTTGTGGTGCAGGCCATGCAGGCTGCCGACACGCTGCCCGAGGTCGTCTCCTGCAACCTTGTCACTGAGTACAATTTCCCGGATGCCACACGCAAACGGCCCCGCTATCAGGCCGTTTTTTCTGTTACACATTACTGACGAAAGGAAGCATTTCTATGGATGCAAAGAACGTAACTGCTGCAAAGCCCAAGGTCGGCGGCGCGGTCTGGCGTGCCCCGCTGGGCACCCCGCTGCCCACGGACGCAAAGTCTGAGCTGGACAAAGCCTTCCAGTCGCTGGGCTACATTTCCAGCGACGGCCTGACCAACTCGAACTCGCCCTCCAGCGAGAACACCACCGCCTGGGGCGGTGACACCGTGCTGACCCAGCAGACCGAAAAGCCTGACACCTTCGCTTACACCCTGCTGGAAGCGTTGAGCACGGCTGTGCTGAAGTCCGTGTACGGCGACGACAACGTCACCGGCACACTGGAGGCCGGCATCACGGTCAAAGCGAACTCCTCCGAGCAGAAGGACTGCTCCTGGGTCGTGGAGATGGTCATGAAGAACGGCGCGCTCAAGCGCATCGTCATCCCGGACGCCGCCGTCACCGCGGTGGGCGACATTACCTACTCCAACGGTGCGGTGGGCTACAACACCACCATCACCGCCGTACCGGACGATAAGGGCAACACCCACTACGAGTACATCATCGCGGCAGAAGCAGCTCAGTCTGCCAGCGGCAGCAAGGCCGTGACCCAGTCCGTCAAGAACACCGCAAGTAACAAGGAGGCACAGGCATGATCACTGCAAAAACGAACGATGGCTTTGAAATCGAGCTGGACGAGAATTTCCTGGACGACGCGGAAATGATCGAAGCTATGACCAGGCTGGGCAAGGACCCCTCGGCCTTTTTTGTCCTGCGCGACCGGATGCTGACGCCGGAGAACAAGGCGCGCCTGTACGACCACCTGCGCAATGAGAAGGGCATTGTCCCCATGAGTGCCCTCGACAAGGCGCTGAATGAGCTGCTCACCAGCTTCAAGGCCGGAAAAAACTCTGCATCCTCGCCGAACTGATCGCGTCGGACGAGGATGCCCTCATCTGCGATTTTGCGCAGTATTACCATGTGCTGAGCTGGCGCAGCCTGCCGCTGCGTCTGGCGGCCACCCTGGCCGCCGGTCTGCCGGAGGACAGCCGCAGCCTGATGCGGGTGCATGGCCGGACCGTGCCCTTTTCCACGGAGCTGCAGGCTTATGCTGCGGACCGCCTGACCCAGGTGGTCTGGTGGCTGCACAGCGATGCATCGAAGCCGCCCTCTGTGGTGGCCGACCTGATGGGCATTTCCGCCGGAGACGACGGCAATGTGCAGAGCTACGACAGCCCGGAAGCATTTGATGCCGCTCTTGCGGCCCTGAAAGGAGGTGGTTGACAATGTCGGAAGGCATTGAAATGGCGAAAGCCTATGTGCAGATCGTGCCCTCGGCGCAGGGCATCCGTGCTGCGCTGACCGACATTTTCGGCGAGGAGACCGACGGCCTGGGCGAAAAGACCGGCCAGAGCATCGGTGCACAGCTGGTCGGCACGATCAAAAAGGTCGTGGCTGCGGCAGGCATCGGCAAGCTCATCTCGGAATCCCTCAACCTGGGCGGTGCACTGCAGCAGAGCCTGGGCGGCGTGGAGACGCTGTTCAAAGACAGCGCCGACACCGTCAAGTCCTATGCCGCCCAAGCCTATAAGACTGTGGGCCTGTCCGCCAACGATTACATGGAGCAGACCACCAGCTTTGCAGCCAGCCTGCTGTCCAGCGTAAGCCACGACACCAATGCTGCAGCCCAGCTGGCCAACATGGCCATGGTGGACATGGCTGATAATGCCAATAAGATGGGCACGGATATGCAGGATATCCAGAACGCCTATCAGGGCTTTGCAAAGCAGAACTATACCATGCTGGACAACCTGAAGCTGGGCTACGGCGGCACGCAGGCTGAAATGCAGCGCCTGCTGAAGGACGCAGAGAAGATCTCCGGCGTCAAGTACGACCTGGGCAACCTGGCCGACATGTACAGCGCCATCCACGTCATCCAACAGGAGATGGACATCACCGGCACCACAGCCAAGGAGGCGTCCACCACCCTGACCGGCAGCTTTGCTTCCATGAAAGCCGCGGCTGAAAACGTGCTGGCAGCGTGGTCCACCGGTGCGGACCTGACAGAGCCGCTGCAGGCGCTGGCCGACACGGCGCAGACCTTCCTGGAGGGTAACCTGCTGCCCATGATCGGCAATATGCTGCAGGGCATCCCGCAGCTGGTGTATACGCTGGTCCCGACGATCTTGCAGTCCGGCACCGATCTGCTCAACTCGCTGGCCGAGGGCTTTGCGCAGGGCATCCCGGATTTTCTGTCCAATGCCCTGCCGCAACTGCTCTCTTTCACTGAGGAGCTGCGCGCCAACGCGGGCGAATTCGTGAATGCGGGCCTGAACATGATCACCCAGCTTGTGAACGGCCTGATCGCGGGCCTACCGGACCTGATCGCCTATGTGCCCGATATCATCATCAACATCTGCGGCATCATCAACGACAACATGCCGAAGATCCTTGCGCAGGGCGTCTCGCTCATCGTGCAGCTGGTGGTTGGCATCGGCAAGGCGGTGCCCGACCTGCTGGCAAACTGGAAGAAGATTTTACAGGCGGTGCTCTCGGTCATTTCGGCCGTCAACTGGCTGAACATCGGCAAGAGCCTGCTCACCCACATCGCAAGTGGTGTCAAGAGCATGGGCTCCAGCCTGCTGGCGGCCTTCAAGGGTGGCTTTTCCAGCGCCCTGAAGTGGCTGTGGGAGCTGCCCGGAAAGTTGTTCCAGCTGGCAAAAACCGCGATCCAGAACTTCATCAACGGTCTGACCGGTGCCGGGTCGGTGGCCACTGCTGTCACGGCAGGTCTCGACCTGGCCGAGACCGCCAGCGGCGATGATTCCGGCCTGAATGACTGGATCGGCGCGAACTCCGACCTCGCCGACAGTGCCCAGGATATGGCGGATATCGCTATCCCGGCCTACACCAAATCCGGCGACGCGGCGGCCGCATCCAGCAAGAAGACCAAGACAGCCGCGCAGAAGGCAGCGTCGGCGGTCGAGTCCTACTCTGACACCGTGACCGAAATGCTGGGCAAGGTCACCCGCACCACCCAGACCACGAACGAACTCCTCTCCGACGGCACGCGTCAGCAGAAAAAAGTCATCACCGAGACCAGCCGCCAGATGGTGAATGGCCTCCTGAAGGACATCAAGACGGTGACGACCATCGGCGCGGACGGCAAGAAGACCATCCAGCAGACCATGGAGACCGTCCGCGAGACGGCCCTCTCGGTCACTTCGACCTTTGATGCTGTGGTGGACGGCATCCAGACCAACACCAAAACTGTCACCGAGACGCTCACCGACGGAACGACCCAGCAAAAGCAGGTCATCACCGAGACGCAGACCGAGGTGATGAACGGGATGCTCGTGACGGTGGAGCGCGCCAGGACCATTGCCGCCGACGGCACCGAATCCGTTGCTGAGACCATCAAACGGGCCAGTGCTGACAGCTTTTCCGGCCTGACGAAGGGCTGGCAGGAAGAAGCCGAGAAGGGTGTGCTGGGCACCTTCGACACGCTGGTGACAGCGGTGAAGAAGCAGGACTGGCAGTCCGTCGGCAAGTGGGTGCTGTCCACCCTGTACAACGGCCTTGCACCGGAGACCAAGCAGCTCATCGACGACACCGGCAAGGCCCTCATCCGGCAGGTGAACGGCGTGCTGAAACAGGGCGTCAGCCAGCTGGCAAACGGTGCCTGGAAGCTGGGCGGCCAGATCTGCGACGGTCTGACCAGCGGCCTCGGTGACGTCATCAGTCGCTTCTCCGGCCTGGGCGGCACCTTGACTGATATCTTCTCCGGCCTGAAGGCTCCGCTCACCGCGGCAGCCACGGCCATCAGCAAGGGCCTGCGGGGCGGGCTGCTCTCCAGCTTTCCTTCTATCCTTGCATCGCTGGGAAGTCTGATCGGCTCCATCGGCTCTGCCTTTGTTGGCATGCTGCAGGCCATCGGTGCGGCACTGTTCCCGACGGGCTTCGGTGCCCCGCAGGCGATTTTGATGATCGCGGCCGGTGTGGCTCTGGCGGCCACCATTGCGGCCATCGTGGCCAGTATCGGCGGCTCCTTTAAAAAGAGCGCCATCAGCACCGGCTCGTCCGGCACCGCAGGCAGCACCGTCACCGGCGCGTCCTCCTCTCTGTGGGACTACGAAAAGACCGCGCCGCTGCCCCAGCGCACCCAGCGGCCCAACATCGAAGTGAACCAGTATATCTACAGCAAAGCGCAGACGGCCGCCGACCTGATGCGTGAAGCGCAGTATGAGCAGGAAAGGGCGGTGCTGCAGGGTGTTTGATGCCGTTTTTACCACCAGTGACGGCCAGAGCTTCGCCTTTGGCTATGCTGCCGGTGTGCTCTGGAGCTGTGACCCGCTGGGCGACCTGCCCGTGGATCTGGAGACCAGCCAGGGCTACCAGCAGGTGGGCGCGACAGTGGAGAGCCGGAGCATTTCCGGCGTCACCCGCACCATCACCGGCCGCATCCTGCGCAACGCCGATTACTGCAAGCGTCAGCTGCGGGACATCTTTGCACCATCCGTCACCGGGCGGCTCACCGTGGCCGGGAAGTATTACTGCGACGCCGAGGTGCAGCGCTGCCCGGCCATCAGTGCTGCGCTGCGCTGGCCGACGTTCGGTTTTCAGCTGTACTGCCCGAACCCCTACTGGCACAGTGTAACCGAAACGCTGGCCGCGACCATTAAGGTGACGCCCGTGTTCCGGCTGCCTGCGTGCTACACCTCGCACCAGTACGGCATCCGGGAGCAGGCCAGCTACATCCGCATCCTCAACGATGGTCTGGACACCCAGAACTGGAAGCTCTCGCTGACCGCCCGCGGCGATGTGGTCAACCCCGGTGTCATCAACCCGGAAACGGGCGAATCTCTGCGCTTCGTCACGACCCTGCAGGACGGCGACGAGCTGCAGGTCTACCGGGAAAACGGCCAGCTCCGGGTGGAGCAGGTCATCGACGGCAAAAACTACGACGTCTTTGCCGTGCTGGACGAGAGCAGCGACCTCTGGACCGTATATCACGGGGCGCAAGCATGGCAGCGCACGGCGGATTCCGGTGACAGCTGGCTGTTTCTGTCGCTGACCATGCACGCGGCATTCACTACGATCATCACGGAGGAAACCCATGGCTGATATTACATCCGCCCTGACAGTATCCGGGCACAAAAGCATCTGCGTTTACAATGCCCAGCTGCAGCCGCTGGGGCGCATCGAGAGCTGGGTGTCTCTGGTGTGGCCGGAGCGCTATAACGTCTACAGCAATGTGCAGGGGGCCCAGCTGGAGCTCCACGACACCACCGCCCTGCAGGCGCTTTGCCGCCCGGACCGGTATCTCTGGCTCATCGGCAGTGACCGGCTCATGCGCATCGTATCTGCCCAGAAGGCCGACCACAAACTGGTCATCTCCACAAAGGATGCCGCCTGCATCCTCGACGAGCGGATCAGCACGGGAACGCTGAGCAGCTTTGCCGTGGAGAACACGCTGCGTGGTCTGGTGTCCGGGACCGCATGGCCCTGTCTGGAACTGGGCGACGCTGCAGGCCTGACCGACACCTACACCGGCGAAGTCAAGCCCGGCAGCCTGCTCTCCATCGCCGAGCAGGTGTGTCAGGAGCTGGACATCGGCTTCCGGGTGCGGTTCGACCAGCCGCAGAAAAAGCTGCTGTTTGAGCTGTACCGGCCCAAACTGGACCCCAACGCCCGGTATGCGCCGCAGTACGGCAACCTGACCGACCTGACCTACACCGAGAGCATCACGGACTACAAAAACATCTGTACGGTCGTGGGCGCAGACGGAACAGTGACCGTCGGGGCTACCGGCAACACCGGCGCGGCCCGGCGGGAGATGCTGCTGGACGCCTCCAGCAAGAAAAAAGAGGACAGCCAGTCCCAGGCGGATTACCTGGCAGCCCTGCGCACGCTGGGCGAGCAGGAGCTGGCAAAACACCAGCGGCTGGAAAACTTCCGCTTTACCCCCACCGGCCCCGTTACCGTGGGCAAAGTGGTGGCGGCCAGCCTGCCCGGCACGGATATCCAGGCGGCGGCCCGCATCACGGCAGTCACCCTGCAATCTCAGAAAGGCGAGAACTCGGTTACCACCGAGATCGGCACGCCCATCCTCAGGAGGAAAAACACATGAGCATCATTACCTATCCGCTGGACGGCGTGACCTACAGCGCCGAAGATGTGGCCACCCACCTGTGCACCCGCACATCCGGTGTCTACGCGAAGAACAGAAATTTCGCTGCCAGCATCACCGGAACCCGGCAGGTCACCATTGCGCCGGGCCTTGCCTGGATGAACTACGACGACTTCAAGGGCGTGTCCGTCTGTAGCCGGGAAGACACGGTACTGACCGTGCCCGATGCTGACAACACCCTCAACCGGGTGGACCGGGTAGTGCTGCAGTTCGACACGGCATCCAACCTCACCGCCATCCGGCTCAAGACAGGCACGCCTGCCGTGGCCGCCCAGCCGCCCGACATCCTGCAGAACCACAACCAGTATGAGCTGGGCCTGTGCACGATCTCTGTGCCCGCAGGCAGTGCCGCCATCTCGGCCGCCGACGTCACCGACACCCGCGCGGACGAAGACGTCTGCGGCGTCATGCGGGACGGCGTGACCGGCATCCCGACAGCGCAGCTCATCGCCCAGTGGCAAGCCGCGCAGGCGGCACAGGAAGCGGATGCCCGGCAGCAAACCGAAAATCAGCTGACGGCGGCTCAGCAGAAATTTGATGCTCAGATGTCCACCATGCAGCAGCAGTCCGGTGAACTGAGCGCTGAGATCAAAAAGCTGCAGGACGGCGTTTTTTACACCAAAGAAGAAGCAGACGCAAAGTTCGGCAAGCCCTACACCCTCCCCGCCGCCACATCCACAGCTCTGGGCGGTGTCAAGCTGAGTGAGGATTTCACAGCCGACGAGGACGGCACACTGCATCTTGCAGGCGGTACTGCCCTGGGCCCTTACCCCGTGGGCAGCATCTACCAGAGCACCGATGCCGCCAGCCCTGCTGCTCTGTTTGGTGGAACATGGGAACAGATTGCATCAAATAGAGTTTTGATGGGCACAACTGATTCATCAAAAGCTGGTTTTACTGTAGAAGCTGGGTTGCCTAACATTGTATTTAATCTAAACGACAACTATTTCGGCGAATCCCCAACGGGTACAGGAGGGGTGTCTGTGTCAGTTCGAGGTAGTACACATCTTCGCTCTGGTGGTAATATGCCAGCTGCATATGGAAATGTGTCGTTTGACGCATCTGGTTCCAGTTCTATCTACGGCAATAGTAGAACTGTTCAGCCGCCTGCCTACTATGTGTACATCTGGCGGCGGGTGGCGTAATGGAAGGAGGAATGAAGCATGAAGATCATTGACGAGACCGGGGCGGTCATCACGAACCCCGACCTGACGGCGGGCTATCTTGCCGCCGACACCGAGGCGGTGGAACACCCGGCGCAGGACGCCGTGGAGGAGTTGAGCCACTACGAGACGGTGGCAGAGTACCCCAACGGCGGCAAAGACGTGCGCAAGGTCATCGACCGTGCCGCCGTCCCGGCAGCGCCCGCGTGGACCGAGCAGCTGCCCATCCAGCGGTACATCCGCTACACGGCGGAGGAGCTGGCCGCGCAGGAGGAGGCCCGCAAGCAAGCCGAGCAGATGGCGCAGCTGCCCACCACCGAGGAGCGTATCGCGGCGCTGGAAGCGGCCATGCTGGACCTGCTGGCCGGAGAGGAGGAGTAACCCATGGTCAAATTTTATATGACGCAGATCAAGCTGCACCAGTTTGATGGTGCGTTTACCATTGAGGACGTGCCCGCGAAATGGCGGGCAAAGGTGCAGGCGGCGCTGGACAAGGAGGCAGGCAATGTCTAAAACCATCATGGACGTGTCCAAGCATCAGGGCACCATCGACTGGGCCAAAGTCAAAGCGTCCGGCAAAATCGACGGCGTTATGCTGCGGGCCATGGGCAACAGTGCTGACGGCCTGCCCAGCAAGCCTTACACTGACCCGCAGTTTGCCCGCAACTACGCGGAGTGCACCCGGCTGGGCATCCCGTGCGGCGTGTACGGCTATTTCAAGGCCACCAACAAGACGCAGGCCGATAAAGAGCTGGCCTACTTCAAGAAGCTGCTCGCCGGCAGGAGCTTTGAGCTGCCTGTGGCGGTGGACATTGAGGACGAGGTGCAGAAGCCGCTGGGCAAGGCCGCACTGACCGACATTGCCGCCCACTGCCTGAGCACGGTGGAAAGTTGGGGCGTGTATGCCCTGCTGTACACCGGCCTGTGGTTCGGCCAGACATATCTCTACATGGGCGGTGCCGCCCTGAAGGCTTATGACGTCTGGCTGGCGAGATATCCCAAAGACCAGAGCAAGACCAAGCCCGAGGATAAGCCCAAAACGGCGTTTACATTCGGGATGTGGCAGTATACCAGTACGGCGCACATTCCGGGCGTTGTAGATGCTACCCCGGGCAAGGTCACCAACGTGGATTTATCCCACGCTTACAAGGACTATGCCACCATCATCCAGCGCGCCAGGCTGGGCGCGGTGAGGAGGTGAGAGCATGAGTAAGGTTATTTTTATCAGCCAGCCGATGGGCGGTCGCTCTGATGACGAGATCAATGCAGAGCGTCGCAGAGTGATCGAGATTGCCCGGCAGCAGTTCGGCGAGGTCGATGTGCTGGAGACTTTCTTCAGCAATTTCGGCCCTGCTGCAAAGCCGCTGGACTATCTGGCCCGGAGCATTGAGTTCCTGGCAAAGGCCGACGTGGCGATTTTTGCGCCGGGCTGGCAGGCTGCTCGCGGATGCCGCATCGAGCACCAGTGCGCTCTGGAGTACGGCATCCTTGTGATGGAGGTGTGAGAACGTGAAAGATTATTTCTGCATGGCCGTGGGTGCGTTAGGCGCTGCGTTTGCCAGCCTGTTCGGCGGGTGGGACGCAGCGCTGCAGACGCTCATCATCTTTATGGCTATCGACTACATCACCGGTCTTGTGGTCGCGGGCGTTTTCCACAAAAGCCCCAAGACCAAAAGCGGCACGCTGGAAAGCCGGGCAGGCTGGAAGGGTCTGTGCCGCAAGGGCGAAACGCTGCTGATCGTGCTGGTGGCCTGCCAACTGGATGCCGTGATGGGCTCCACCTTTGTGCGGGATGCCGTTGTGATCGGCTTTATCTGCAATGAGACCATTTCCATCATCGAAAACGCGGGCTTGATGGGGCTGCCCATTCCAGCAGTGATCACCAAGGCCGTGGACATTTTAAAGCAGCGCTCGGAAACCGAGCAGAAAGGATAAGCTCTTATGAACGAATTTCTGAAAGTCGCACTCACTGCCTGCATCCCCGCAATGACCGTCATTTTCGGCTGGGGCCTGAACAAGGGTGTCAGCATTGCCAACGGTTACATCAACAACAAGTTCGCACAGAACTGTCTCCAGAATGCCGCCAATGCGGTGTTCAACGCCGTCCAGTACGTCAACCAGACCTACGTTGATGCCCTGAAGGAACAGGACAAGTTCGATGCGGATGCCCAGCGCATTGCCTACAGTCGCGCACTGGCCGCAGCGAAGAAGGCTCTGACGCAGGAGACTATCACCTTCATCAAGGAGACCTTTGGCGACCTCGACAGCTACCTGAAACCGATGATCGAAGCGCAGGTCCGCAGCCAGAAGACCTATATGTGACGTTTCTGTAACATCAACAAAATCATAGTATAGCAACAGCCCCGGTGAGCCTGATGGTTCCTCGGGGCTGTTTTGTTTGCAAGGCACTCACGCACTTACTCACGCACTTTTACATCTTACGAATGAGTGTTGATTTATAAAATGATATTAGTCAAAAGAAAATTGCCGTAGTTTTAAGGCTTTTTCGCTATCGTATTGCTCGTGAAATCATAGATGATGGTTCGACTCCCATCGCCTCCACCAACCGCAACGCGGTAGAACCCGCAGAATTCGACGAAGACTCGCCGGATTCTGCGGGATTTTTGCTTTTAGAGGAGTCGGAGAACGGTACAAAAATGTGGTCGGCGTCGTCGGTGCCGGAGGTGCAGAAGTTGAAGCAGACGGTAGCCCACGCTTCACAACGCAACAGTCCCCCACGGCCTTACCGACTGCGGGGGACTGCTTTTATCTTTTACATTAAAACAGAGCGCACAAACAAAACGAGGGCCGACCCTGCACATAACAGGATCGGCCCTCGCGGTTTAACTCACCAGAAAATCTTAGTAGGTGATGCCCTGTGCCATCATGGCGGTAGCAACCTTCAGGAAGCCAGCGCAGTTTGCACCGACCATCAGGTTGCCCTCGGAACCGGCAGCCACAGATGCGTCATAGGAAGCGTGGAAGATGCCCTCCATGATGCCCTTCAGCTTGGCATCCACTTCCTCGAAGGTCCAGCTCAGGCGCTCGGAGTTCTGGCTCATCTCCAG